AATAGGCAAAAAACAATTTGCCGCCCTGGTAGGCGACTACATCGAAAAGCCGCAGGGTAAACCGACACTGGCACCAGAAAGCGACAAGCGCAAAGCGATAGACCCGGTAGCCGATGATTTTAAGGACGTGCAGATATGATCTGGGACTTATTTAACGCAGTAATGCAGCACCCCTTTTGGGCTTTGTATATCGCCGTGCTGCTGGGTATCGCTATCCACGGCTTTAGATCGGGAAATACAACTAACAATTATTACGACGACAACGAAGAATAAAAAACCGGCCCGGCGTATTCCGGGAGTAGTAAACAGTAAAGCAATATGATAACACCAATTATCAAGAACGAAGGCCGTACCGTAGTATTCGGCCCGTGCCGTCTCTCGTACACTCACCTATTTGCCAAGTATTCGCCCGACGGCGACGCAGACAACGGCAAATATATGACTAACGTACTTATCCCCAAGAAGGAGAAGCAAACCGTAAAGGCTTTGCAGGACGCAATCGAAGCCGCTAAAAAAGCCGGTATGGTATCGAAGTGGGGCGGCAAAGAACCTAAAAAACTGGATCTGCCGCTGCGCGACGGCGACACCGACAAGGAAGACGACGACGTTTACGCCGATCATTTCTTTGTGAACGCGAAGGCGAACACCCGCCCCGGCGTTATCGCCAAAGACAAAACGCCGATTGTGGACGAAGAAGAAATGTATAGCGGCGTATGGGCTATCGTTTCCGTTACCTTCTTCCCTTACGACATAAGCGGAAACAGAGGCGTAGCCGTGGGGCTTAATAACGTGATGAAGTTCAAGGACGACGAACGCCTGGGCGGCAGATCAAGCGCTGAAAGCGACTTTGCCGATATTGATATGGAAGACGACGAAGACCTGTAAACGTAGAACCCCGGCGGCCTGGTATGGGCTATCCTCGTATCGGGCCGCTTTATTACTGACAAATGAAAGAATTAGGCATAGACATAGAGACCTACAGCAGCGCAGATCTGCCGAACTGCGGCGCATATAGATACGTCGAAGCACCGGACTTTACTATACTGCTTTTCGCGTATAGCATAGACGGCAGCCAGGTGATGTGCTGCGACTTCGCCAACGGCGAACAACTGCCAGACGAAGTTATAGCCGCCCTTAGGGATCCGGCCGTGGTGAAAACTGCGTTTAATGCCGCGTTTGAGCGCATTTGCATAAGTAAGTATTACGGCTGGCCGTTAATGGATCCTGCACAATGGCGCTGCACTATGGTACGCGCTGCGCGTATGGGTCTTCCGCTATCCCTGGGGCAATGCGGCGAAGTGCTGCGCCTGGCTGACGGTAAAATGAAAGAAGGCGCGGCCCTTATCCGCTATTTCAGCTGCCCGACACAAAAGAAGGACGGTACGATTATTAGACACCTTCCAAGCAACGCACCGGAACGCTGGGAAACCTTCAAAGCATATAATATCCGAGACGTAGAGGTAGAACAGGCTGTATTAGCCAAAGTGCGACGCCTGGAGCCTGCCGACTTCGACGAAGAATTATATACCGTAGATCAGTTAATCAATGATCGCGGCGTGATGATAGACCGCCAACTGGTAGATAATGCCGCCCGCTTCGATGATGAATACAAAGCACGCCTGCTGCACGAAGCCCAGGAGCTTACCGGTATGGATAACCCAAACAGCCCCGCGCAGATAAAAGAATACCTGCGCAAAGTAACCGGCCAGGCCTTCGCCACTCTCAACAAAAAGAACCTGGACGATATAGAAGACCAGCTGCACTACTGGCCGAAAGCTAAGCAGGTATTATCTATCCGGCGCGAAATGGGTAAGACCAGTAACAAGAAATACAGCGCTATGCAGTCGTGCGTATGCGAAGACGGCCGAATACACGGGCTTTTGCAGTTCTGCGGCGCGGCCAGGACTGGGCGCTGGGCCGGGCGACTGGTACAGGTGCAGAACCTACCGCAAAACCACTTAGAAGATCTGGACTACGCACGAAGCCTGGTTAAAGCTGGCGACCTCGACGACCTGGAACTGAACTACCCGAACCCTACGCAGGTACTATCTGAACTTATCCGCACGGCATTTATAGCGAAGCCCGGCTGCACCTTCCACGTATGCGACTTTAGCGCAATAGAAGCGCGCGTTATTGCGTGGCTGGCTGGTGAAAACTGGGTATTAGATGTATTCCGCGCCGGTGGTGATATATACTGCGCTACGGCCGGCCAGATGTTTAACTGCGTCGTAGAGAAGCACGGCCAGAACGCCGGACTACGCCAAAAAGGAAAGATCGCCGTACTGGCATTGGGCTATGGCGGCGGTGTTAAAGCCCTGGAAGCAATGGGCGGTAGTCGTATGGGCTTAACCGAGCACGAAGAAAAGGATATTACGACACGCTGGCGCGCAGCTAACCCGCATATCGTAAAGCTGTGGACGACCATAGAAAAAGCGGCTATACGGGCTATACGCACAGGCGAAAGTATAACTATTAACCGGGGTATCGTAGTGGCGCGTCGCTGGGGTATGCTTACTATAACGCTGCCTTCCGGGCGTACAATCTGCTACCCGGGTGCGATAATCGGAAAGGAGCTAAACGACGGCTGGCGCGGCGACCACGATGTAATCGAATACGAAGGTATCAACCAAAATACAAAGAAGTGGGGCAAAATACGCACGTATGGTGGTAAACTAACTGAAAATATAGTGCAATCAATAGCCCGCGATATTTTGGGTATAGTGATACTTCGCGCTCACCAGGCGCAGTTAAATACAGTCTTCCATATCCACGACGAAATCGTGGTAGAAGCCGAACCCGGCCAAACGCTGGCCGACGTTGAGGCGCTTTTTAGTAAACCGATAGAATGGTGCAGAGACTTACCGCTGAAAGGCGCTGGGTATTCGACACCTTACTACTTAAAAGATTAAGTTATGACAAAGAAATTTTTGAAATTCCGATACACAGCTATACGCCGTTATGGTGAAAAGAACTGGACGGCTAAAAGCGGCGTAATAGAGTTTAACCCAAACTATACCGTAAGCTGTAGCACCTGTGAAAAGGAACTTAGCAGCGACCGCGATACCGCCTATATCGTGGAGTTAAGCAACGGTACAAAGTTCCTTTGCTTTATGCGTGGTTACTTCGGCACGGTACAGATCGAAGAACTGCTAAGCGAAGACGGAGAACAGGCAAATATCGAAAACGACCAGCAGGCCAACGCCGACCGGACACGCCGCAGCCTGCACCTGCTTAACGGTAGATAAAATGAACAGCGTACTATTTTCAAGTGCTTCCGATATATGGGCCACACCGCAGGATCTTTTCGACGAACTAAATAAAGAATTTGGTTTTAACCTGGATCCGTGCGCGCTGCCGGATAACGCGAAATGCGAAAAGTATTTTACCCCGGAAATTAACGGCCTATCGCAATGCTGGGGGGCACGTAGTTTTTTGTAACCCGCCCTACGGAAGACAGATTTACGACTGGGTAAAGAAGTGCTACGAAGAAAGCCGGAAGCCCGGCACTACGGTAGTTATGCTAATACCAGCCCGTACAGATACGCGATACTTCCACGAATTTATCTACCACAAGGCAAAAGAGATCAGATTTATAAAAGGAAGGCTAAAGTTTGGCAACGCGAAGAACGCCGCGCCCTTCCCTTCTATGATAGTAATTTTTTAATAAGTAAAACAATGGAAAAGACAAACAAAGAACTGCGCTACGCGCTTTTACAGGCAAACCAATATGACGTAACCAAAGCTAAACGCTGCTACGACTTCGTACAGGGCGGCGAACACCAGGCACCCGCCAACACACAGGAACCGCAGGAAGGTATATACCTAATCTACGACGACGGCCGCGCCGAACTGTTTACCGGCACTAACGGCCAGGACGGCGTTAAGTATGTCGGCGTTTCTTTCCGTGGCGTCCGCTTCGCCGTGTCGCTCACAGAGACAGACGCGCAGCTGCTACCGGACGACCAGAAGGCAACTAAACGCAAAGACAGTTATAAGAACGAGTGCGAAGCTATCTACGACTTCGACAGTGCCGGAAACACCGCGAAGCTGGTGCAGGATAACCCGAAACTGGCCGAACTGCTGAAAGACGGCGAAGCGATCCCGGCGCTGGGTGTGCTGGTAATTATCCGCTATCTGCGCGAAGGCATTAACAAAGCCCTGGACTATGTAGGCGGCCACCTTCTTACCGATAACGACTACTGGAGTAGCACCGAGAGCAGCGAGAACGGCGCCTGGAACGTGTTCTTCGGCAATGGCGGCACGTGGGGCAACCTCAAGTTCGGCGGTAACGCCATTCGCGCGGTGGCCGCATTTTAGATATTAAAAAACCCCAGCCTTTTAGGGCTGGGGCCGCCGTAGGCGGTTAGTTATGGATTTGAAAATGAAACGGAAATGAAATACTTTGTATCGTGCAGCTTCGGGAAAGACAGCATAGCCACGGCCCTGTTAGCCCTGGAAAAAGGCGAACCAATCGACGGCCTAATTTTTTGCGAAGTGATGTATGATCACAGCAGAAATATATCGGGCGAAATACCGGAGCATATAAACTGGATCCGAAATACAGCTATACCCCGCTTAGAGGAAATGGGACTGAAAACTACGATAGTGAAAGGAACTAAAGACTATCTGTATTTTTTCAAAAACACCGTAGGGGGGGGAAGTATGCCGGCAAGCTCTACGGTTTTCCGCTGGCTGGGAAATGCACTATAAACCGAGACTGCAAAGTGCGTCCGATAGAAAGATATTTGCGCGGACTAAAAGAGGAAATAATCAGCTACGTAGGTATCGCAATCGACGAACCGGGACGCCTGGCCCGATTAAAGCCTGGCTGCGTGTCTTTGCTTGCAAAGTATGAGTACACCGAAGAAATGGCAAAGAAGCTGTGCGAGAAATACGGCTTGTTATCCCCTATCTATGACACCGGAACACGCGGCGGCTGCTGGTTTTGCCCTAACGCCAAAGTAGCGAGCTTATGCCGATTTAGAAGAAATAGCCCGGATTTGTGGCGGGAATTTGAGGCGCTAAGCAATACGCCGAACCTATGCAGCTACGGATTTAAGTACGGTAAAACTTTGCCCGAAATAGTAGCGCAAATGGACGCTTACGACCAGCAGGCCGAAAACAGTTTATTTCCCGAATTATATAAATAAAAAACGTATGGACGACAATAATAACAAAATAT